CGAGCCGACGTCCAGAAGACCAAGGCCGGTGAGCAGATGCTTCGCAACCCTCTGGCGATAGACCGGGATCAGGCCGCAGCAACCATCAAGAGCAACCTCCCCACAATCGGGGTCTCGGCCTCAGGCACTAGCATTGCCAACACGAGCCCAAGCCCTATAGCCAAGAGAGGCTCACGCTAGAAATGCATGAAGCAGGCGGCTGCAAAGCCACATACAGCAAGCTCGAGGGGCATCGTCATGTCTACCTCGACCGCGCTCGTGCGTTTGCGTCTGTGACCATCCCCTCGATCTTACTCGAGGAGGGACACAACGAGAGCACGAGGATCTCACGCCTTATAGTTCAGTAGCCGCCATTGGCGTACAGAACTTGGCGTCCAAACTACAGATGGCGCTCTTCCCGCCCAACCAGAGTTTCTTCAAGCTCGACGTTGACCGCTACACGCTCATGGAGCTGACCGGCGGTGACCCGACGCGAAGAGCCGAGGTGGACGAACAGCTTAGCCATATCGAACATGCGGTCATGTCGGAGCTCGAGCAGGAGGCCATGAGGGCCCCGCTTTACGAGGCACTCCGGCACCTGATCGTCACTGGTAACTACCTGCTCCACGTGGGCAAGGAAGGTATCAAGGGTTTCCCTCTGGAGAAGTTCGTCTGCACGAGAGACCCTGAGGGTCGCGTGAAGATGGTCCTCATCAAGGAAAGCTTCAACGTAGAGACCCTCGATGATGATGTCCTACAGCTCGCCGGGTTCTCCCCCGACGACGCAGGTGGCGACAGCAAACCCATCGACATCTACACCAAGTTCTATCGTGACGGTAAGCGCTGGCGCACCTACCAAGAAGTGAACGGGGTGCTGATCCCGGGCACTGAGGGATCCTACCCCATCGACGAGCCTCCCTTCATGCCCCTGCGGTGGACTGCCGTTGCAGGAGAGCACTACGGGCGGGCACACGTCGAGAGTTTCTATGGTGACGTGAGAGCGCTTGAGGGCCTGACCAAGAGCATCGTGGATGCAGCAACTGCGTCTGCCCGCCTCCTCGTCATGGTCAACCCAACCGGCGTAACCCGTAAAGAGCAGGTGGCCAAAGCACAAAACGGTGCAGTGATCACCGGCAACGCTGATGATGTCCAGTTCATGCAGACCCAGAAGTCTGGTGACATGGCCGTGGCACTCCAGCAAGTCCAGCGTCTCGAGATGCGTATCGCCCAAGCCTTCCTGTCTGAACAGGGTGCCTTGCGTGATGGTGAGCGTGTCACGGCTGAGGAAGTACGGATGCGGGCACAGCAGCTCGAGAACACCTTGGGTGGTGTCTACTCGGTCCTGAGCACCGAACTCCAGCTCCCTCTGGTCAAGCGGCTGATGTCTCAGATGACCAAGGCCAAGAAGCTCCCGGCTCTTCCGAAAGACGTGGTGGCACCTACGGTGGTCACCGGTCTCGACGCACTGGGCCGTGGACACGACCTCAACAAGTACATGCAGCTCCTCCAAGCCATCGCACCTATGGGCCCTGAAGCCCTCGGACGGGTGAACATCGGTGATCTGGTGAAGCGCGTAGGTGTGTCTCTGGGTCTTGAGATGGACGGCCTGATCTTCACCGAACAACAAATCCAACAGCAGCAGGCTCAGGCCATGGAACAGCAAGCACAAACAATGATGATGCAGGCTGGAGCCAACAACCTCAACGCCGCCGCTGGGCAACAACAATAAAAAAAGGATCGCTAACTGATGAGCACTGAAGCTGTATCTGTAGCAACCGACACCCCTACCCCTGAGCCCTCGATGGAAGAGCAACTGGCCAACGCCGGTCTCGACCCTGAGGGCAACCCGCTCAACGCTCAGAACGCTGAGCAACCCCTGCTCGGTAAGTTCCAGACCGTTGAGGACCTCGCGAAGGCCTACTCGGAACTCGAGAAGAAGATGGGCTCATTGGGTGGCACCGGGGATCCTGCAAAGACGAAAGACCTCTCCATCAACGGCAAGACCGCTGAGGGTAACGACGAGGACGACGCTACCACCACTGAGCACGACGTGGACATGGATGCCCTTCTGGCAGCCGGTACGATTAGCCAAGAGATCTACGACACCTTCGTCGCCGGTCAGGAGGCTGCTGTCACCACGTTCAACAATGCGGTCTATGAGGCCGCTGGTGGAGCTGACAACTACAACGCCATGATCGAGTGGGCGGCAGACAACCTGCCCGAGGCCGAGATTGACGTCTTCAACAACCTCCTCAACGACGGCAACCTGTCGGCTGTAGGTCTGGCCATTTCCGGGATGCAGGCAAAGATGTCTGCCGCTGGGGCCAACGAGCCTGCCCGCACGGTAGCCGGTGGTGAACCCGCGTCACTCGACGCCTTCAATAGTTGGGCTGAGGTCCACGAGGCTATGGCCGACCCGCGCTACTCCAAAGACCCGCACTTCAACCAGCAGGTCGTCGAGAAGCTGGGCCGCAGTAAGCTGTAGCCCGCACCATGGAACTCAACACAGGGCCATGGAAGTACAGCGAGTTTGACCGAGGCATCCCAGCTTCGGTCAGGCTCAGGAACATCGGAGCCATCGGAGCATCCAGAGACAATCACGAAGCAAGATTTGGCGCACTCGGCAGCCAAGAACTCCCGGCTTCTGATGGTTCCCGATTGCCCACCCCAGCGTTCAGGCATGTCTATGGCGGCGCTGCGTATTGGGGGCACTACGTCTTTCGACGAGCGTCCCTCAAGCCGGGGGCAACATCGATTGAGCATATCATGCAGGCCTACCAGACGGGCCACTCGGACACCTACGGTGACACTGTAGCCCGAGACAGTGGCCTTGGACGCTATGAGGTCATCGACGTCTGGCGTGGTGACCAAGGTTACCACAAGCTCTGGAGGGTCATGATCGCCATGGGCAAGTGGGAGGCCGGAGCACGAAACAAGCGCAGCCCGGGATATCGAGCGTTCAACGACGTCTACAACCTCTCAGACCAAGCCGTAGTCAACGAGCTGTTCTGGGGGATGGTCCATGGGTGTCGCGAGGCGTGGCGAGATGAAGGCTACACCATCGAAACGACCCCCGAAGAGCTGACGTACATCCATCAACCTCAAGGCATGTCCCAGAACCCTGTGCGGCGTCTGGTTGATCGCCTGACCAAAAGGAACAAGACAACGTGAGCCTGTACCGCAACATGAACAAACGCAAGAGGGCCGGGACCTCTCGGAGTAAGAAGAACTCCACGGTGTCCGACAAGACCTACGACATGATGATCAAGAAACGCGGCGGCTTCAAACCGAAGAAGCGCGGGAAGTAACGCCATGGCCAAACCAGCGAAAGGGAAGGCCAAGGTCAAGATCACCTCGAGTGGCAAGCAGGTCTCCTATGGCCAAGCTGGCAAGGCCAAAGATGGTGGCGCAAGAGTGCGCCCCGGAACGAGCAAAGGGGATGCGTATTGCGCAAGATCGTATGCGCAACTCAAGCGTTGCCCCAAGGCAGCTAAAGACCCCAACAGCCCCCTGCGGCTCAGCCGTAAGCGGTGGCGCTGTTCGGGCACCAAGTCGAGGAAGTGACCGTTATGCTCAACATTCTCAAATCCACACTCGAGTGGCTCGACGCTAAGTGGCGTCTGGTCATCATGGTCGTTTCCGGCCTACTGGGTCTTGTCCTTTGGAGCAAGCGCTCAGCCGTAAAATCGTTCAAGGACAACCACGATGAAGAAGCAAATCGACGTGCCAGCGCTGCTATCGATGCTGCTACCGATGCTAGTGCTGATAGCCCTGATGTTCGTGATGAGCGGATGCAGCGGGAGGGTTGGTATCGGGATTGATGCCGCCTGTGGGCAGTGGTCAACCATCACGGCCAGCCGTCAGGACACCCAGCAGACTATCGACGAGATCTACCTCAACAACGTGAAGCGTGAGGCCTTCTGCTATGGCACGTGACTACAAGCGAGAGTACCGCACGTACCACGCCAAACCTGAGCAGAAGAAGAGACGTGCAGGCCGCAACAAGGCCCGCAGGCTCATGATCCGTAAGGTGGGCCGGTCGAAGCTGGCTGGCAAAGATGTTGATCACCGCGACCGTAACCCCACGAACAACTCACGGTCCAACCTACGCATTTCAAGCAGGGCCAAGAACAGGGCCCGAAACAAATAACACGCAGAGGGGAGCGTTTTCATGGCTCCCCCAATGCGTACCCAAGGAACACACGTGCCACTCCTAAGTGGGCGTGGCTACCGGCACAATTGCATGCACCGCCGGTAACTACCTGCGACACCGCGAAGACTGACGAGACACGCCGAGGCCCCTGCGGGGATAACCTTGGAAGGAGTTTGCGACGCTTTTCCAGCGCAGGATCGATCCTAGACAAATTTCGATTATGAAAGGCCAGAACAATGGCACAAATCGGCACTCCAAATCCGGCGAATACCAACACCTTCGCCGGTTCCGCAGGGGCGAATACCTACGCCACCTCGCGTGACCTTCTGCTCAAGACCTTCTCTGGCGAGATGATCAAGCACTTTGATGAGAAGTTCGCCCTCAAAGATGGCGTTCGCTCCATTACCCTGAACGGCGGCATCTCGGCGCAGTTCCCAGCTATTGGCCGCGCTGCTGCTGCCAGCTTCGTACCCGGCGACGAGATCACCGGTCAGGCAATCAACACGGCTGAGAAGACCGTGACCCTCGACGACATGCTTGTGAGCTCCGTATGGATCCACAACCTTGACGAGATGCTCACGCACTTCGAGTTCCGTGGCGAATACAGCAAGCAAATGGCTCAGGCAATCGCCCTGACCGCTGAGCGCACTCTCTTCCAGATGGCCGTTCGCGATGCTCGCCTTGGCGACCGTTACATCTCCACTCAGACCGTTACTGATGGCAATGCGACTGTTGGTGCGTCTGGCGCGGGTCTCGGTAAGGTTGGCATGAACAACGCAATCACCAAGCGCCTCAACGGTGCTGGTACTGCTGCTGACCTGATTGATGAAGCGTTCACGGCTGCTGCGTACTTCGATGAGAATAACCTCCCTATGGAAGGCCGCTCTCTCTACGT